GTATCCTACGGTTTGATCGCTGGATCAAGCCTCGTAGTGGTAGTGCTGTCTTGTTGTCCGCCGCCGCCGCCCATAATTACACCTCACAAATCCATAATTTAGGACGGAATCCGTATTGAACCGCCCTCTTACTCCATCCACGCCTATGGCTAGAGAATGTTATGTATTTAACATTAGTTGTTAATGCCATTTGTTTAATATATTTTAAAGCATTTTCAACAACGTCATAACTATTTTCTAACGAATAAGCTGCCCATAAATGCAGAGTTTCTCCTTGTGGCTGCAATACAAAGAATCCAGCATAGTGGTTGTTCTTTATCAGCACAAACAACAGGCTCTTTTGATTAAAGCAATCTGTATATACGTCCTCAAGTATCCAGTTCTCTGGACTCCTACGTTTAATCTTTTCTAAGCCAGGCTTTACACTAGCCCACCAATCCCTAATCTGATTAGGTTCTATATATTTATAATCCATTAGCCTACGATAATGTAGCCATACATTTTGTTAGATGTACTGTTAGCCCAATGACTGACAGTTGCTTGTCCTTGCTGTTGCGATGATACATACACATTACTTGTCGCTGCTGGTGCAACATAACTTACTGTAAGAATAACGCTAGGAATAGCCGGTCTAGTCGGACTTGAACTTGCTGCATAATGCTCTATCGCAACACCAACATCAGAAACACGCCACATAATCTCTATGTAATCGTTAGCGTTTAATTCTGCAAAATAGTTTAACGCTGCAATAACGTGAGAAGGATCATCAACATTCTTACGAGGCTGCATACCAAATCTGCTATTAGACCCTGCTACATCTGTTCCGTTCTTTCTAAACCAAATATCAGCATCTTGCGTATCGTTTGTCGTATTCTTTAACTGAATAGAGAACTGAATATTATAAATTCCATAATTCCGCACATTAATACGAGAACTGTTAGATAAATAAACTCCATTGCTATAGTCAGTCGTATTTAAAGTTACCGCATAAGCTGTCGTAGTATTGGCAGCCGTTTGATCTGTCGTATCCTGAAACGCACCGTAAGGAGCCGAATCAGCCTCAGCAGCATCCGTTACCGGAGTAAAGAATAGTAAGCTCTCGTTACCTATACGACCATCAAAAAGCGCAGTCGTTACCGCATTACCAGTAGCTAAAGTTAGTAATCCAGTATTGTTCGTCTTACCGTCCATAATCCCACGAACTACCTCAGATACATCACGCTCAGATGCACCAAATACAGGTAACGTGCGAAATTGTACAACTCTAGTCATCGATTACCCTGCTTAACTATCTCAACATCAACACCAACTAATGTTTTCCAGTTAGAACCAGTCGGAGTTACCTTAATCCTATGATAATCACCATTCGACCTCAGAGAACATCTATTCTCAGCATCAGCACTTACAGCCGTTCCGAATTCGATTGTCTCGTTAAGCAAGTCCCTGCTTGCGACTGCGACTGTCGCTGAGCCATTATCAACAATAGGTTTTGCCAATGTAACAACAGATCGTCCAATGTCTATATCTCCACTTACCACATACGCTGATTTAATCGCACCGCTAATAACCACAATCTTTTGCTCTCTAACACCCATCGCTAGTAACTGACCACCCGCCCATAAACGAGAATCTAGCGGAATATCTAGTGCATCAATACTCGTATTATAGTTATCTACCTGCTCTAACGTAGCCGAAGGAGTGTAACCATACGAAAGATTATAAATATCTGTCGTTCCGTAACTCCACTTATTCAAATCTATCGAGTAAATCAGCAGATAACGACCACCAAACGTGTTTTTAAAGTTCCAAATAACTAATTTTCTAACAGGGTCAACCGTAGAACTAACTGCATTGATTAATTGGTCTGGAATAGCGTTTTCAAAGAACCAACGATTAACTTTCTCTAACCCAATGTTCTTAACTGTCTGACCATCGCAAACATAGAATCCATCATCAGATAAGAAATACGTTAATCCACCAAATTGAGCAATAGAACCATTAGAAATACAGCCTAGCGTCCTAGAAATAGCGTCAAACTGGAAGAAATACGGACTTCCTGAGTAACTCATGCGATAAACAGCACGCTCTAAGAAGATTAAACCGTACTCACCACCCGCAATTCCAGTAACGTCACCGCCATCAGGTATCAATTGCGAGTCAGATTGTGATGCTGTACTAGGAGTCCAATCAGTTTCATCGTTAATGTCTGACCAGTAAACCTTATTCTCCTCACCACCCACGTTAGCAGCTACAACAAAGTCTCGCACTACCGTTACATACTTAGCCGTAGGAGCCGATGCAGATAGGTCTGAGACCGTCGTAGAGCCTCCTAAATCCCACGTTTGCAGTACGTTAGACCCATTAGCCATAATCAGCTTAGAACCGAACTGAGTCACGTCCCAAGCCTCTACAGAGCTATACGAAGTCTTTAACGCATCTAAACTAGCATCGCTAGAATCAAACTTATAAATCGACGTAGCACTAGCAGCAAACAACGAAGAAGCTCCTGCATACTTGCCAGCAAACGCTACTAATAACGTCTCACCACTAGCGTCAGAATAATCAGCAGCCTCACGCAATGGAGCATAGCCGTTAGTAACTGGAAAACAATTAACTGCTTCCATTACTGCACCAGTAACGCCAGGCTGATCTGGCAACCATTCACCGAATACGATTTTCATTGCTTAGTCCACGTAGTAGCTTCATCAGGAACAACCGTCCACTCATAGCCAATAATGTTACCTGTCGCATCTAGCACCGCAGTAGCAATCACCGACGCTGCTCCTGTAGTCACATACGAACCTAGTGCTGACATTGTTCCAGTAGCAGTAATAGAACCTGCACCATTAACAATAAAGCTACCTGAAGCCGTTACAGTTGCTAATCCAGTAAAAGATGCAGAACCACGAATCTGATCTACTGGAACCGCCGTAAACGTAGCATTACCAGTAATCGACGCTGTAGCAAACTTATCCGCTAAAGCAGCCGCAGTAAATGTCGCTATACCACTAAACGACGCAGAATCACCCTCGTACTCTGCATAACCATCTACCCAATAACCAGCAACAACGTAACGATCAGGCTGACTTAAATCGCCCTCACCATAGCCTTGTACCCAGTAATCGTAATCGACGTAATTAGCCATTTACCTCTACCCAAGTCTGAGCTACCTCATCCCATGAGTACATTTTGCCATCAGTAGGCATTGCTACTGGAGGCTGCCATTGTGCATTAGCGTCAAGAGTCCAGCTTGCATAAGGCTTAGGAGCTACAAACGCATCTATATCTGCTTGGTAGGTATAACCAATGCCAGCATAGTTCTTGCGAATGTTGCCGTTGTAACTGGTCTGCTTCCATGTGCCACCAAACAATCGCTCACAGAATGCAGCACCGATATATTCTTTCTCTACACCATTAGCATCTGCCGTATCTTTATTATCTATTACGATAACCTGAGTGACGATATTGTTTTCATCAATCTGTGCGTAGTGAGCCATTATTCTTCCCCTAAATGCAAACCTGTCAGACTTTCATCTGAGCCTATGTAACCTTTTAAAAACGTATTAAACGCTATGCTAATACGAGTATTGTCACCTACCTTAGTCTCAACCATGTGCGTTAGATGCGATGGGAATAGAATCAAGTCACCAGCACCTACTTCAAACCACCACGATTCAGAGTTATAAGGATTGTATTCAGCAGCCGGAACTTTAATACGCTCGTAACCATCTTTGTAAAAGTAAATCTTATCTACCGCACGATCAGCTTGTGGATAGAACACACCAGACACTACGCTATTTGGATGCGCGTGTTTGTGATGGTACTGTCCTGCTTCCGTATAGTTAGCCCAACTCTGCGTTAGATACAGACTCACATCGAACTTCGGAGCATGAATAGCTTTGAAGTATTCCATCATCGAATCTTCAATAAACTCACGCATCTCAGTAAGTTCTTTACTCTTTAGAATCTTACGATCCTTGCTAGTCGTATTACCTTCGTTAGCGTAATGCTCCTGACCTTTAATGAACTCTAATTCAGCCTCAGTCAGATCACGACCAAACTTAAAGAACGCTACAGGAGTAGGGAATAAGTTATTTATATTCACGCTACAGCCTTTTCAAATTCTTCAGCATCAGCTTTCATCTTATTCAAATCTTCATCAAGCCAGATCGTAGGAATACTATCCTCAAACTCACGTATCTTATCCATTACCCAAACCACTTCATCCCAACTAGGGCAAGGTCTAGGATCATCCCACCGTGTAAATGTAGTGTTGGAGATTTCCCATTTAGCATTAGGACGTAGCAATGACATAGCTACATCCACCCCAAACATTCTGTACAGTTTAGTTTCCATGTGTTTATTGATTGATTTTAATAATTACGATGCCGGAACCGCCAGCAGAACCAGCTTGATTAGGCCCACCTATATTTCCAGAACCGCCACCACCGCCGCCAGTATTTGCAGTTCCAGCAGTGCCCGGCCCATCATTATTTGCGCCAGCGCCGCCT